AGCGCGACCTATACCGTTCTCGCTTCTCAAACCAAGTTCGCTTAAAGGTGATCTGATGCCTACAGCCATCACAAGAGGATCTGCTTCGGCAAAGGCGTTTGGTTTCACCAACGCTTCTGCTGCCAGCTCCCCCGGCAATCCCGGACTCGCGCTTTCTTTGAGCGCAGACTCATCCGTGTATACGACTATGGGCATTACCGGAAGCTGCACGGACCCGAGCGGCAACACTTACATCAGCGGGTTTCTCCAGTTAACTTCGCCAAGTCTTTGGTATGTGTTCATCGCAAAATACTCTACCACAGGCGCATTTATTTGGGGCTTCACGCTTCCGTCTGCTGGCGGAAATCCGCAGCCGTCATGCGCCTATTACAACGGAAACATATATTTTCTCAATAATGGTTCTGGATACATAGCCTATTTTTCTTCTACAATTTCATACACAGGACAAGTCGTTAACTATTACTCCTATTCAGGTTTTTCAGATCAAACGGCAAGACTTTTCATGGATTCTTCCGGGAACGCATATGTTGGGTCTTCCTCGGCCTACATCAAAATAAACAGCGGGTTTGCATCCGCCACTGCAAAATCTATTAGCACGGCAGGAATTTATTCTTGGAACGGCGTGTATTTTGGCACTGACAATTCTATGCATTTTTCATGGTACAATAGTTCCACTTATAAGGAGGGTGCTGCTGTTTCGATTAACTCATCTGGAACCGCTTACAATTCATACACTTATGGCGATCCAACAAATGGTCATTATTCTCTCGCAAGAACTTCTGATTCATCCGGGAATGTATATACAGCAACTATTAAACCGTATAACGATGCGTACATAATTGCAGAAACAAACACGGGAACAACTCTTTGGAGCAAAACACTTACGGGATCTTTTTTGTTTGTTGGTACGGCGTCGTTGCAAGTGCTTGATTCTGCGTCTTCCGTTTATTTCAGCCCCGCGAGTGCGGGGTCTGGAAATGTGTCACAACTTAATCTTTCTACTGGGGCGCTTGGATGGAGTAAAACTTATTCAACGCTTACAAATTACATTTGGCCAAACTCTGCCATATCCAACGGGAACCCTTCAGCGTTTGGCTTTAACAATGGCGGCGTTGTTTCTGGGTTTATCGCTTCCCCTTATTTTACGGGCGGGAAAAATGGAACATATTCTACTACAACGGTATCCAACACTGGGGCTACATCGGCTTCTGGGGTTGGCATAACCAGAGGGACTTTTACACCAACGATTGGATCGGCGTCTTCAATTACGCTTGGATCGTCAAGCGTCACGCTTTCAGCATCAGCGATTTTTTCCACCTCAAACATCGCCACTATCCCTGTATCATAAGAGGCCACCATGCTCGCGAAAGTCAAAGGAACCGTTCTCGCAAAGTACCCCTACACGATGGCGGATCTTTGGGAAGAAAACCCGTACACCAATTTTGGCGCGGAAACAGATGTGACGGTTCTATTCCCGCACACTGAAGCTGCCACTATTGACGGGTATGAACTTGCGCCGATCATCGCCGCCGATGCGCCATCAATCGATGGGCAGCTTCAGCGCAAGGTTGTGCATGGACCTGACCTTATAAATGGTGTTTGGACAATATGGTATTCGGTTGAAAATTTGACCGAGGCCGAAAAAGAAAACATGCGCCAGATGGAGGCTGCTCAGGTTCGCGTTTTCAGAAACAAGAGGCTCGCCGATTGCGACTGGACGCAGCTTGCAGATTCTCCTGTTGACGATCTGGCTTGGGCGAAATATCGACAGGAACTGCGCGATATCCCGAAACAGGCAGGGTTCCCGTTCTCTGTTGTTTGGCCCAAGGAACCATGATGGACCAGTCCACAATCAACATGGCCCTCAGCATTGCCCTCGCGGTCGCTGGCTGGTTTGCCCGCCAGCTATGGGAAGCTGTCAATGCTTTGAAGGAAGACCTTCATCGCATTGAGGCTGATCTTCCAAAATCATATGTTCTCAAAGATGATCTTGATAAACGCATGGATCACATCGAGGACATGTTCAAGAGGATCTATGACAAGCTCGATGGAAAGGCGGATAAGTAATGGACCCGTTGACAATCCTCGCGCTCGCCAAGGCCAGCTATGAGGCCGTCAAGGGCGGCATTGCCGTTGGCAAAGAGCTACAAGGCATGGCCAAAGATCTGGGCTCACTGTTTGACAGCGTGGCTCACATTACCCGTATTGCAGCACAACCCCCTCATGTAAGCCTTTTAAGCGGCAAGACGGCTGAGCAAATGGCGATGGAAGCCTATGCCGCCAAGGCTGAGGCTGACCAGATGATGGCTGATTTGAAAAACCATTTCGTCGGCGAGTTTGGGTTGGCCGCATGGGATGAAGTTGTAGCAGCAACCACAAAAATAAAAAAAGAAATTAAGGCGGCTGAAGTTCAAGCACAGAATGAGCATGACGCGATGATGGACAATATCGCGCAATGGTCCATTGGCCTGATTCTGGTTTTGACGCTCTGCGGGTTGTTTTCTCTTTTGGCCATCGCAATCGCGCACCGATAGGAGGATAGAATGAGCTTACTTGATCAATTCGGCCCCCTACTTGGTCAAATAGCCCCGACCATCGCCACGGCTCTGGGAGGCCCTCTGGCTGGCGTTGCCGTCAAAACCCTATCCAATGTTCTTCTGGGCCACGAGAGTGGCTCTGAGGACGATGTGAAGGCGGCTATGGCCACCGCAACGCCTGAGCAGCTCACGGCGCTGAAGAAGATCGACGCCGACTTCAAGGTTCAGATGAAGGATCTGGACATTGATCTTGAGCGCATCGCCGCAGGGGATCGAGATAGCGCCCGCAAGATGCAGGCTGAGACAAGGGATTGGGTGCCCAAGATTCTGGCTATCGTCATTACGTTGGGCTTCTTTGGCATCCTTGTCTGGATGCTGGTTCAGGGTATGCCGCAGACTGGCACCGAAGCGCTTCTCATGATGCTTGGCGCGCTAGGTACGGCATGGACTGGCGTTGTCAATTTCTACTACGGCTCGTCCGCTGGCTCAAAAGCTAAAACTGATGCTCTTACCGCGAGGGACAGCAAATGAAAGAAAACTGGGACGCCTGCTTTGAAATGGTTCTGAAGCACGAAGGTGGCTTTGTGAATCATCCCAAAGATCCGGGTGGGATGACAAACTTGGGCGTTACAAAGAATAACTGGGAGCGGTATCTTGGCCGCGAGGTCAGCGAAACAGACATGCGCGCCCTTACCCCCGAGGTCGTCAAACCCTTCTACAAATCCATGTATTGGGACAAGATCAAAGGCGACGATCTCCCCTCTGGCATTGACTATGCCGCCTATGACCTTGCCGTCAATTCTGGCGTTGGCCGCGCTGCAAAGTATCTTCAGGAGATCGCCGGGGTCACTGCTGACGGGGTGATCGGCCCGAAGTCTTTGGAGGCCATCAAATCTTGCGATGCCAAAGAAACAGTGGACGCGATCTGCGACATGCGCATGGATTTTCTGAAGGGTCTTTCGACCTTTGACACGTTTGGCAATGGCTGGACCGACCGTGTGGGCAAGGTGAAATTCAAAGCCATCAGCATGGCATAGGTGATCTATGGCGAAGAAACCGATCTGGGATAAGGCTAGACCATCCGACCTTGGAGAGCCAAAAGCCCTGTCCAAGAAACAGAAATCGAGTGCGAAAGCTGCGGCCAAAAAGGCTGGGCGACCTTATCCCAACCTCGTCGATAATATGGCTGCGGCCAAGCGGAGGAAGTGATGGCGAAAACACCAGCTTGGCAGCGCAAAGAGGGAAAGAACCCCAACGGTGGTTTGAACGCCAAGGGGCGAGCTTCTGCAAAGGCGCAGGGCATGAACCTGAAGCCGCCGCAGCCTCAAGGAGGGTCTCGCAGGGACAGCTTTTGCGCCCGGATGGAAGGCATGAAGAAGAAGCTGACCAGCAAGGAAACCGCGCGAGATCCCGATTCCCGCATCAACAAATCGCTGCGAGCTTGGAAGTGCTGATCCGATTGCCTTGACCGCTTGTTCAGGGCTATAATGCGGCGCATGTGCATGCTGTAGCAGCGGCTGAAATACTGAGAGGGTATTTATG